AATCTTATAATGGAACGAGTTGGACTGAAGTTGGTGATTTAAATATTATAAGAGAAACACCATCAGGAGCAGGATCTGATAATACATCAGCTTTAGCTTTTGGTGGAAAAGGACCTGCTGCTACAGCTGCTACAGAGGAATTTAACGCTGGTCCACAAACAATTACTTTCACAGACAGTTAGGTCTTGTAATATATTTTAAATAAGATATATAAATACAAAACACATAAAGGATATAGACATGAAAAAAGACGTAAAAGATTTAATACAACAAGAAGAAGCGCATTTAAATAACTTATTAGAAGTTAATGATCTAAACGATTTTAAAGGTATGGTTGATGAGTTACGTGATACCTGGACTAAAAAACAAATGTTTAGAACAGAAACCGAAGCAAGATTTTCAGTGCTTCAAGATAACCGTTATCCTACTAAAGCTGCAAAATACTGGCAGTGTGTTCGAGAGCAAGCAAGTTACTTGGATAACTTAATGACTTTATCATTTGATTACAGAAGAAATGAAGCAAAAATTAAATGGTTAGAAGGTAAAGTACAAAAAGAACAAGACGAATATAAACTGTCTAAATATGAAATTGATTTAGATGAATGTCGTTATGTAAAAGCGTCTATGGAAAAAACAGCAAAACATAGAATGCGAGAAATTAAAATGTGGTCTAAATTAAAAGCAGAATTTAATGATGGATCATTTAATGATAAAGATGTTAATCAACATCAATTAGAATCTTATGGTTTACAGTATGCAGCAAAAGCACAGCAACTGACTGAAAACTCTTCAGACACCGACAAGTTTAATGTTCTAGGACAATTACAATCTTTACAGAGAATAAAAAAATCTGGTGAATTAGAAAGTAGTTATAAAGAGAAAGAACAGATAACTCACAATGGGAAACCAAAATATTAAATTTGATTTTGTATTTTTAGGTCAATCGATTTTAAAATATCAAGTACCACTAGATATTTTTCATACGATTAATTTTCTTTATGAAAAGAATTTTCATAACTTATATCCAGCCAATAAACAATTGGTCGGTAAAATAGAAAATGAACATTCCTTATTTTATGATGGTGCAGATGAATCTAAAGTTAGAAAACATAATTTATTACCAAGAAATATCACAGGTTATTTTCTAAATATATTTAAACACTATTTAGATTTTAATAAAATAAAAGATGCTGATATGCATTTAAATTCTATATGGGTAAATGAAATGAAACAACATGAATACAATCCTGCTCATATTCATCGAGGAACTTTATTTACAGGTTTGTCTTCTGTGATGATTTTAAAATTACCATCAACCTATGGTAGAGAATATTCAAATGCAGAAATACCACAAAATGGCAGATTACAAATATTAGGTGCTAGTAATGGACAATTTGCAAAAATAGATTATCAACCACCAATGGAGCTAAGAGACTTTTATGTGTTTCCATATGACATGAGACATTGTGTATATCCATTCAATGGAACAAATGAAACTAGAAGAACATTAGCTGCAAACTGTGATGTACAGTTTGATCCAATAAGAAATAGAGGAGCTGCATGATTATAACAGAGCCAAGATGGAAATCGTATATTGTTGAAACCACCAATGCTGTATTTACACCGGAGCAATGTCAAAATATTATTGAAACAGGTAGAAAGCAACCAAGGCAAGATGCACAAGTGGGTGGTGGTAAAGGAGGCAAACTAGATACTAAAACTAGAATCTCACATATCTCTTGGATTCCATTTAGTGCTTTACCTCCAATGTATAAAACCATTGAAAAATTAATGTTACAAACTAATGGCAATCATTTTGGTTTTGATGGAATGCAATTAACAGAACCTGCACAATATACAGAATACACTGAAGGCGGTTTTTATGATTGGCATATTGATTCCGATGTTAATTGTGCACACGAACCTCCAGTTCGAAAAATATCTATGACGATAGAATTATCCCCTGCAAATGAATACGAAGGTGGTGGATTAGAATTTATGGATAACGGAAAACTAATTAGACCTAAACAAGGTCATGCAATCTTTTTTGCATCCTTTATTCGACATAAAGCAGTCCCAGTTGAAAAAGGAAATAGAAAATCGTTAGTTATGTGGTTCGGGGGTCCTCCATTTAAATGATTCGAGAACTTCACTTTCCAACACCTATTTATATATTTGATCATAACGATCCATCGTTAAATATTGAATTAGAAAAAAATATTATGAATTGGATGAATCAAGATAAAGGTGTTGTTAGAACTAATGTTAAAGGTTGGCATTCAACAACGGATATGCATTTAAGACCAGAATATAAAAGATTAGTTGATGGTTTATATGAAGCACAACATAAGATATATATGGAAGAACATTTAGATTCAGAACCTTTTTTAGGTAATATGTGGGCTAATGTGAATCCTCCAGGTGGCATGAACCGTGCACATATGCATCCAAACTCATTATGGTCTGGAGTGTATTATATAAAAGCACCTAAGAACTCTGGTCATTTAAAAATAGACGACCCAAGATCCGTTGCTGCTTTATCAAGACCTAAAATGAAAGAAGGTAAAACGCCTTCTAGATTATGGAGAGAAACACACTATGAACCAAAAGCAGGACGATTGATTATGTTTCCATCTTGGGTAATGCATTGTGTCGATCCTAATGAATCAAACGATATAAGAATATCCGTGTCATTTAATTTTTTACAGAAAGGACTTATGGTATGACATTTCAACAACAAAAATATCAAGTTATTAAAAACGCTTTACCTTATGAACTAGCTAATTTTATATTTAATTATTTCTTACTTAAAAGAGATGCAGTTGATTTTATGTATAAAAATAATATTCATTCAGAATCTCCAATGTTAGGAACATGGTCAGATCAACAAATACCCAATACTTTTTCTTGTTATGGTGATTTTGTAATGGATACTTTACTGGTTAAAATGTTACCGGTTATGAGACAACATTCAGGACTAAATTTAATTCCAACTTATTCTTATGCAAGAGCATATAAAAAAGGGGATGAACTCAGAAGACATAAAGATAGACCCAGTTGTGAAATATCTTGTACTTTAAATTTAGGTGGAGATCCTTGGCCTATATTTATTGATGGAACGGGATCTGATAATGTTATAGATGAGTATAAAAAAATCATTAAACCTAATGCTCCAGCAGGCACAAAAGTCTTACTTGATGTAGGAGACATGTTAGTGTATAGTGGCTGTGAATTAGAGCATTGGCGAGAACCATTTGAGGGCAATATCTGTGGTCAAGTATTCTTGCATTATAACCATGTAAATGGACCATTTGCTACTAAAAACAAGTTTGATGGAAGAGCGATGTTAGGACTACCATCATTTGCAAAATAGTCCTGTTCTATACTACCGATCTATTTTGTTGTAAAATATAATTATGGCTTTAACAAAAATACCATTTAGACCAGGTTTTAATAAACAAATTACGGATACCCAAGCTGAAAACGTATGGGTTAATGGGGATAATGTGCGCTTTAGATATGGCCAACCTGAAAAAATAGGGGGTTGGTTACAAGTAAGTGCAGACACTTTAATAGGTGTTGCAAGAGCACAACATGTGTTTACTGATTTAGATGGTCGAAAATATGCAGCAATTGGAACGAATAGATGCTTATATATTTATTATTCTGGTGACTTATATGATATAACACCAATTGATCCAGCAAGACAACAGACTGGCGCAGACATAACCACGACCAACGGATCCACTACAGTTACAATTACAACTACTTCATCTCATAATTTACAAATAGGAGATATAGTAACATTTGAAAACGCAGGTTCATTTACTGGAGGTCAAACAGATTACACGGCTACAGATTTTGATGATGTATTATTTGAAGTAAAAACAATTCCAACAGCTACAACATTTACAATTGAAATGCCTACAGCTGAAACAGGAACAGGTGCAACTAATGATGGTACCTTAGATCCTCTTCCCTATATAGATATTGGTGGACTTAATCAGACTTTAGGTTTTGGTTGGGGTGCAGGTCGATGGGGACAATCTACTTGGGGAACTGCAAGAGAAAGTTCTAATACTAATATCGATCCTGGTTTTTGGTCATTAGATAATTTTGGTCAAATACTTATTGCAACTGTCCACAACGGTAAAACTTTTAAATGGAGTCCTATTACTATAGATGGAGCAGCATTAAGCACAAGAGCAGTAATTGTACCAAACAACCCTACTAAATCTGTAATGACAATTGTATCAGATCGAGATAGACATTTAATTCATTTAGGAACTGAAACCACTATTGGTAGTCCATCTACTCAAGATAAAATGTTTATACGATTTTCTGACCAAGAAGATATTGAAGATTATCAACCAACTTCAATTAATACTGCAGGTACTTTTAGAATTGACTCTGGTTCAGATATAAGAGGTGCAGTA